ACAGCTTCGTCAGGAGATTTCGGCAGTTCTGGCGCATCAGGATAAGCACCGGCTGACAAGCTGACACCCAACATAACGTACTCGATATCTGAAGCGATAAATTCCCTTGTTATCTGATTAGAGTGATAAACTTTAATCCAGCCGGCCTGAGTGGCTAAACCATCTTTACCCAATACGGCTGTTTCATGTTCTAAAGAGTATTTCTGTTCTGTCATTATGCTGCTCTCACTATGTAGTTAAATGCAATATTGCGGGGACGGGTTTCATGACCGCTTGTATTGCTAGCAATTGATGTAGCAGTGGCGTTGCCTATCGCGTCCCTGCCGATTGGATACTTGAGGCCGCCCGGTGCGCCTTGGTACGTCCACAGATAGCTATTTTCGTTACCGTAACCTGCTGCAAGCTGGATTTTTTTTGTACTGTCAGCTTGCCACGTCCCGCACACACGCCCCGGATCAACCCCACGGCTATCATCCCATCCGCGAATAAACTCCCCTCTTAAATCGGGTACCCTACCGGCAGGATAAGCTTCTGCTAACTTCGGATATAAAGATTTGTCAAATGTCTGACCGTTGCATGTTAAGTAACCGGGCGGAGTGTAGCGATGTGGGTACGGCAATGGGACGCCGACAGGGATATTGTCATAACGCGCATCAAAATTGCCGTAATCTGCGGGTACTACAATCCCGTTTTTATAAATTGTTAATGCTCGCTTCGAGTTAATATCAATGCCTGCCCCGATCAGATCTACTGTTCCGCCGCGGACAGCACCGAATGCTACACAATTATCGTACCAGTTAGCTTTCATATACGAACAAAGTGTTCCGGTTGGTGCGCCCGCATTTGCTGATACAAGTTGAACAGAGTTTCTCTCTTTTGCAATTGTTGCAATTTCTGAAAAAGTAAATGTTCCTTGATAATCTCCGCCACTATCAGATACTGCGCCTATATTTTTTCGCAAAATTGATTTTTCTGTTGCAGTTGTATATTCACTCAAATAATTTTCACGCAAGAGTGATTTTCCTGCTCTCTCCACCGTCTCCGCCAAACCGAGGTTTTTCACAAACTCACTTTTGTTAGGGATGTCGGCACCGTTTTGGGATTTCTTAAGAAAATCTGATTTTGAATATTCTACTTCTAACCAAATTCCATTATCTAACGAGCCATTTGGGCTTATATTTGAGTTCGCTGACAATGCAACCCAATTTCTTCCGCCATAATTTACCAGTGCCCCTTTTGTATATTTTGCGTCAGAGAACCAAGCAAGCGCACCGCTATTTTGGATTTCAAGTAGAGCTTCATCTAAGCGATTGTGCCACCAATTTTCCCATTTGGCCTCGGGCGGATCTTCTGATGCTCCACCAGCCCAGCCACGCTCAATTAATGCATCACCGGGTTTTTCAAATTGAGCCGGATTACTGGCCCATGTTTTATTAAAACTGTCTTTTCTAGCCATCTATTATTACTCCGATTATACGTATGCGCCTACGCCATAGGGTTGTGCGTCATAAGTGCCTTTATATGCAAAGGGATGATGATTAACCCTGACTAAATGGGCTTTTACTCCCTGCGGCCTAGGTATTAAATCAAACATTTCAATCAGTACGCGAATATTTGCAGCGATAGCTTTATCTATCCAGATTGTTTTCATTGTCATATCCTGCCCGTCAATAATTGCAGAATTAACATTAAAAATATAATCAACAGCACTTTTTACATCGTCTATTGTTGCTATTGAGTTATTTTTTTGTATTTTCGATTTAATTAATATCCGGTACATGAAATCAGATACTGGTGCTATTTTAATTTGTTCGCCGGGAGATTTATACGGTGCAATGTTATATGGCTGTGCTCCACCGGTACCATTATATGCAAAAATAGAAACAAAGTCAGTACGGATAAGTGGTCTCTCTGCAAATCCCGCAATTCTCCCGCATATATCTAATTGATCACCCTCAGCTTTATCTATATCAAGAATGTTATTTATTTTTTCTATCTGGTCCTCAATGGAAGATTGAGCAATATCAGGTAACGAGGTTATCCAGTTAATAAGTTTTGGTGAATTTTTATATTGCCAGTAAATTCTAGATAATGCTTTACTTTTATGGTCATACATATACAACCTCTATATTCTCAGTGGCAAATACACCAAGTTGATTAAATTTAACATTAACTACCCCTCTCGTTTGATCCCAAGATTTACCAACTGTAATTGAATTTACAAACCCATTATCAGCAATGATATAGTTCACCGGTGTGAATATTCTTCCAGCCCCAACACTCTCACCGATTCTAAAGCCAAGCTTTGAGAATCCTCTAGTTTCGTCAAATCCATACGTTGTGTAGTGAACAATGGCCCGTTTTATATTTTCATCATCAAATTTATTGCTACTCGATATCTCGACGCGAACATAAATAGGAACAAGTTCCGGCCTGAAAAATGTCACTGATACAGGGTTTCCCAGTGGGGTTTTTGTATCCTCAGTAATTTTATTGGGAAATGTGTTATATTTATTTAACCCGCAACCCGGATTCTTTTTTGCTGCAATGGCGTTGATAATATCATTGACCGATCCACCGTCTACAAATATTGCCATTGAGTGCTCTTTCACCCCGTTTTCATCAACCTGGCTATTGTCATTTTCATAAATACGAGCTTGCTTTACGCCGTCTATATTAACCAGCGCAGCATACATATTATCAACTTGATTGGAGCCGGGCAGGGCTACAGATTCGTTACGGCGGATTCGAAAAGCATTATCTGATTCAATATCTCTGCCCGGCGATTCTGATGTTTCATTGTTAACAGCCGTTACACCCCCGATGGGCGTAGCAATAATGGTTAAAGTACCAATATTGGCAGTTTGTGATCCCGACGTTGTGCACGTTACATTGACAGTAGCAGTCCCACTCTCATCTATTATTATGTTATTATCTGTAGCCCACAAAGTATTAGTAATGCGATTTCTTACAAGGGTTCTTTCTTGAATTAATGTTGCTGGAACGCCTTTAAAAATTACCGTCGATGTTGAAAACGTGGCTTTATTGCGCTTAATACCCGCAAATGCCGCTATTCTATCTAGTTGCTGTCCTGCTGCGGAATTCGGATCTGCTGAGTGATAAGCGGCAATTACTCCTTCATCGAGATTAGCCAATGCCTCGCACCATGCTGCTATTGCAAGTCCATCGGGGGATTCAGGGTTGATATTCCAGCCGTCATCAATGGCTAAATAGCGCTGACGCATCACAGTTAAATATTCATTCAGCGTCTGCCCTTTTGCTCCCTCTCTTGTTATTTTAGCCATTAAACAATTTCCTCATTGAACAGGAATTCAAATTGTTCATTATTGATATCAATCAATGATGCATAAATTGTGATTTTCCGATTTTGCATATCTGTTTTAAATTCGAATTTGGTTAACCCAATTACGCCCGGTGCTGTGATAATGCGTTCCTTGACATTGGCCGCCGCAATATCAAGTGAGGTTTTACCCAATATACTCTGAAACCACGGCGTACCCTCGGTAACATTTAAAAAATACTCCCCCAAAAATAAACGAAGCCGCCTGATAATAGCCTGCCTTGTCGCTTCTTTACTTGTTGCAAATTGGGTGCCGTGCGTGACGATATCGCCATCTATGAAATTTCGTATCATGCGATCCCCTTCAAAAAAAAGCCCCAGCGAATGCCAGGGCAAAGAGGTTAGCAGGTGCTATCTTTGTAGTTCTCACACAACAAAGTAAGGTATCAACAATGGCTAACATCAAACTCACCTGCCCGAACTGCGGTGATGATCGACTCGTACGTGGAACCGAGGCGAACAAAGAAAGTGGTCTTTATATTCTCACATGCCTCTTTTGTAGTCATAGTTTTACTAACCTCGAAATCTTCAAACACGTTAGCAAACTTACTATTAAAGAGTCTCCGGGCAACGTCAGCACTCCCGTTGCAGACAGCGAGAAATTGAGGTTCAAGTAGCTGGTATAGCTCATAAATTTGTTTCTCTACTTCATCATTGTTCATATAGAGTTCTTCCATCAACATTTTGATAATCCTCTGAACGTTCTGATTACTGGGGCGTTCTATTACTGCGGACCTCGTGTTGTACCGTTACCAGTCTGAACCCCGCCGTGAACATGCTTGCCGAACTCGATACCCTCAACGGACAGACCATCTTGATTAACTGTGGTTCTGCCATTCAGCGTGGTCTTGCCGCTATTTGTGAACTCTGGGCCGTTATATGTCATACCTGAGCTTGTCAGTGATAGTGACGTTCCTCCAATTGACAGTGTTATCCCTCCATCAGTCATATGAATGCGCACAGAACCAGATCGGTTACTCATTCCCATACCTGACGTTGGCAAGC